AGTCTCCAGATCCTTGCCGCCCTTGATGATCGGGGCGTCAAGCTCCTTCTTCACCTGATCCAAAGCCTGCTGGAGCATCTGCTGCTGGGTGATCAGCTGGGCGTAGTCGGTGGCGTGCTTGAGCACCGTCGCCTTCAACTCCTCGGTGGTCGCCTTGACGCCGCCGAAGTGGTTGTTGAGTTCGGTGTACTGCTTCTCGGCGTCGGTCTTGGATTTCTCCAATGCGACGACGATGCCGCCCATCTCGGTCAGCAGCGGCGCCAGCAGCGCCTCTGCGGTCTTGGCATCGGCGGGAGCCTCCTTGGTGAGGAACGCCCCCTTGTACACGCTCGACTTGAGCGCGTTGATTCTCGCGATGTTCATGATTGAATCCTGTTGCTAGGGAAGGTGCGCCCTGGCCTTGGCGAGAAGATCCGCCATCGGCTTGAGCATGGAAACATCCAGCAAGGGATGCGGCTGCGTGGGTGCCTTCTCTTCCAGCAAGGGAAGTTTCGGCTGCAACAGGTGCACGTTCTGTTTTGCCCAAAGGGCTAGCTCGTGCGCCTGATTCCGGGTGCGGCAGAGTCCGGCGGCCATCAGGCTGCGCTCGAACTCCGCCATGGTATCGACGGTCTTGACGAAGGTCATGGTGGCTTCTTTTTGCGACGGGAAGGTCACGATGGACACCTCCATCAGGTCGCCCTTCTCGACGATCAGCCACGGATCGTCGTCGTTCTCCATCACGTCGTTGAACTTGAACTCCAGCAGGCTGAAGCCGACCGAGAAACTCAAGCCGCCGTTCTGCTTCACCACCTCGTGGATGTCCTTGACGTAGGAGACGTTGAGATACAGCTGCGCCTCCAGCATCAGGTTCTTGTTGACGGTCTCCAGCTTCTTGATCTTGCCGCCGACCTTGTTCCAGTCGTGCCCGACCAGAAGCTGCACGCCCTTGGGGCCGCCGAGACCCTTGGCCTTAATGCTCTCGTCGAACGCACCCGCCATCACCTTGTGGCCGTGCCGGTCGGTGCCGGGCGTCGAGGCGATCCCGGCGATGTAGCCGTCCGGAATGGTGCTGGCGTCAAGTTCAAGCGCAGTGAAATTGAAATCGCATTCGATGCGGTCGCCCGCCTGCCATTGCGTCTTCATTGCAATGCACTCCCGTTCGGTCGTTTGTCGTCGGTGTTTTCGGGCGGTGGCGGCGCCAGCGCCGGTAGCTTCTCCGGCAGCTTATTCTCGCCGGTCATCGGCTCGAAGCCGAGGATGTCGCGCTTCTCGTTGTTGGACAGGAAGGTGACCTTCGAGAGCGTGGCGCCGAGATTGGCGCGGCCTTCCCACATCGCCGCCACCTTGTCGAGATCGAAGCTGATGCGGCAGCCGGACGGACAGATGCACTGGGTCATGCCGGACGCAATCGGCGTCAGATAGTTGCTGGCATATTTGGCGGCGTCGGCCGACCCCAGACCTAGCAGTGCGACCGGCACCCCGAACACGCCAGCAATTTGGCGTGTCATGTCGTCGAGCGGCAGCTTGGAGTGAATATCACCCAGCTGGTTGTCGAGGGTGTGGACCTTGACGTCGGTGTTGTAGAGGAACAGCACGGTGCCGGAGTTCTCGCCGCCGCTGCCAGCTTCCTCAAGGTGCTTGGTGAGCGCCTCGCGCTGCTGGCGCGTGATGGTCTTCTCCGCCGTGATCACGTACTTCACATTCGGGTGTCCCGATGCGGTGTCGAGAGCGCGCTGCATCAGCGCGTCGATGATCGCGATGGGGATCGCCAGGGACTCGATGGCGGCGGGCGCCTTGTTGTACTCGACCAGCCCGGTGAGGCTGGGAAAGGCGATCTCGGCCGCGTAGGACGATTGATCGTTGGTCTTCTCGGCGGTGCGCCGGGACGGCATCGTGGTCTGGTTCTCGCCGGTGCCGTATTCGTACTTGGTCACCACGCCGCGCTTGTCGAGCACGCCGCGCACATGCTTGGCGGCGAGCGGATAGATCCCGTTGGGGATGCCGCTTACGCCGACGCCGACCTTGAAGTGCACGCGGGCGTACAGCATCAGGTTGAGCGCGATCCAGTACTGAAACTGCTGCGCCGTGTAGTTGTCGTTCGGGGATTTCAGCAGATTGTTGATGGCCTTGATCTTGCTTGGACCGGCGCGTTCGCTGTCGATGGCGTCGGGATCGGCCTCGCAGAACCAGGGGACGGCCTGCACGCTCGATGCGATGAAGTTGGTGATGCGGTACAGCTGCGGACTTTTGCGCTGCGCCACGTCGGCCGTCATGACGGCGCGCTGCGAGAGGAACCGGACCGCCTGCCCGCCCATCACATAAATAGGCGACATCGGCTCGTCGGCGGCGTCCCGGTCGGGCTTCTTCTTGGTGATGAAGTCGAAAAAGCCCATCAGTGCATCCGCTCGTCGGTCGCGTGCTCGCGCTGCATGTCGATCATGGTCGCCAGCACCGCCATGGTCCGATAGATGTCGATCACGGTGGCGGGACCGGTCAGTTCGGGCCGGGCACAGTAGAGCTCCGCCGCCGCATTGCAGGCCGCCGCCAGCTTCTGGAGATCGGTGAGCATCAGATCTGGCGCCGCGCCGCCGCTTGCTGCCGGGTGGATAGTGCCGCCGCCTGGATCACCTTGGGCTGCTGGCTGGGGGCGTGGTTGACGCGCGGAGCGGCGGAGACCACGCGCACTTGCGGCGCGTGCTGGCTCTGCGACTGCGCCGTCGCCGTCGGCCTCGTGTAGCTGGACTTCCCGCAACCGCATCCCATAAGACGATCCTCATTTACATGACGGGAGGCTGGGGTAGCGGCTGCACACCTTGCGCCGCACCGTCGCCTTTTCGCTTGAGCTTCCGTGCTGCTTGACCCGCGCCATGGCGTTGGCTGCGTGGCGCCGATCATGGATCGGATACTTGCGCTTGGAGGGAATTGCAAACTTGCCTTTGGAAAGGCGGTTACGGCCGCGCGCGGAAAGCTTTGCCATGGCGATCACCAGAGCTTCAGTGTGAGAACCCCTCCGTCCGGATCGCCACTGAGGGCGAACTCCATCGCGACGTCTTCGGTGGCGTAGCGGGTCGCATCCCAGCCGTGATTGTAGGCGTCGACCGGCGTGGACAGCGCCTCGCCGGTGAGCTTGTCGGTCATCCAGCTGTAGAGGTGCGCCTCCTCCTGCATCTTCTCGCAGTTCGGATCGATGATGATCTCGAACCCTTGCAGGAACAGGATGCCGGACTTGACCGAGCCGGGGCCTTTCTTGGCGGGCATCGCGTTGATCCCACGGGACTGGAGGAACTCGATGGTGCCGGGCTGCGAGCTATCGCACCGGACAAGGTCGCCGTCTTCGCGGGTGATGCTGCGCACCATCTGCGGCAGCTGGTCCATCGTCACCCGGCCGGAGGCCTCGTTGGCGATGTAGAGCCTGCGCTCTTCGGGGAAGACGAAAACCTTGACGACGAAGGACGGGTCGTTGCCGAAGCCAAAGTCCATGCCATAGTACGGCGGGTGGTTGGCGGGGATTTGGGGGCGCCCGACGCGGACGTTGGTGAAGACCTTGGTCTCGTACGACTCGTCGTATTCGCCGAGCCAGACATGCTTGTAGCGCGCGTAGTTCCCCGCCTTGAGGACTTCCATCTCGGCGGGCATCTCGGTCTGATGGAAGAACGGATTGTCGCGGTAGTCGACGTGGGTGACGATGGAGCGCGGCGGCGGGGCGCCGTCGCGGAAGTAGCGGTCGACCGGGTCGGTCTTCTTGTCGGGGTTCCACGTCCAGATCAGTTCCGAGCCGGACGCTCTGACCGTCGGGAGCAGGATCTCCATCGACTTGGCCGAGATAGTCTTCGCTTCCTCGATCCAGACGATGTCGGCGCCTTCGAGCGAACGGATGGATTCCACGTTGCGCTCAAGGCCGACGAAGATGAACTGGCTGTCGGTGGCCCTGTGGACGATGTAGCGGTCGGTGATATCGAACTGCGGGCCGAGGCCGAGGCTGAGAATGCGCTTCTCGATCAGTTCCTTCGAGCTATCGCGGATGCTGTTCTGGAACTGCCGCGCGCACACGATGCGGCGCTTCTTTTGTGATGCCCGGATCGGCAGGTAGGTGGCGACCGACCAGCTTTTGGCGCTGCCCCGGCCGCCGTGCAGCGCCTTGTGCCGCGCCTCGGCGAACAGCGTGTCGATGTGCTTCTGGCCCATGCGGGCCTCGGCCGCGACCTTGCGGCCGGAAGTCAGCGCAGGCTTAGCGCGAGCACGATCAAGAGTGTCAGTACCGACCATATGATGCTGCTCATGATGACGCCGATGGCGATGCCGCGAAAGATCATACAGCAGGGACACGAGGTCCAGAGGGTGCTGGCGAAGCGGGACGACCAGTGCTCCGGGGTCTGGCACCACATCGGGACGAAGGTGGCGGAGGCCCAGGCAAGGCTGTTGGAAGTGGGGTTGTCTTCCCAATCATCGACTGTCTTGCCGTCGTGATCGACGTCGGGGAGGTCGTCGGGACGGAAGCGCGCGGGGGAGATCACTCCGCGATCTCGCCCTCGATCACCATGTTGTCGCGGTTGGCGATCTCCGGGGGCAGGAATGTGCCGCTTGGTACCCCAATAATGTTCACGGTGTCGACGAACACCGGGCCGCCGGTGCTGGCGCCGCCGACCGCGTTGGAGTTCCCCAGGCCGTAGCCGCGCTGGCGGTGGACGGTCGAGAGGTAGAACAGCAGGCAGCGGATGTCGCCGCTCTCGATATGCTCGAACAGCTTGGATTCGGCGATGTCGCCCATATCCTCGCGCGCATGGTCGAGCGCCTCCCGGCAGATCTCGTTGCGCTCCAGATAGCGGATCATGGTCGAGCGCGGAATACGGAAGAATTCACAGACCTTGGTGAGCGAGCCGTGCGCCTTCGCGATGGCCGAGCAGACCTTCTTGGGATCGAGGCCGTAGCGCCGTTCGGTGCGCTTCTTGACTGCATTCGCCACCTTGACCCGGCCCGGCAGGTTCTTGCGCCCCGGCCGTGGTGGCTTGTAGCCGCGCTTGTACTTGATCTGGGGGCGGGGTGTGGGCTGGGGTTGGGTGTTCATGGCTCCGACTCGGGCTGGGCTTGCGCCACCCGTTGTGCCTTGGCGCCGGACCCTCGGAGACACCCGGTCGATCCGAGATTTGATTCGACGGCAATTGCCGGACTTTATGCCGGGGATTTTGGCTCCGTCAAGCTGGCGCGGATTCGGACGCCGCCGAACAGCGGGGTGAGAAGCTCCGCGCCGTCGTCCGAGAGGGTCGCCCGGATAGTGGCGAGCACGCCGTAGTTCAGGGTCGTCGGGTCTTGCTTGTGCAGGATCTCATCGAAGTCGCCGCGCTGCTCTGCGGTGCGTATGGCGTCGATCACGCGCTCCGGCGCCCGCCACAGCCGACCCTCCGGGTCGGAGAGGGTGGGTTGGGTTTTATTGATGCCGCGCGCCAGCCGGATGGAAGGGTGGCGGGCGTGATCGATGCGGATCAATAGATAGCGCGGGAACAACGGAAAGCGCCGCAGGACGTAGCGGCCGTCGACCAGCTGGCGGCGTTTGAGTTGCGGCATGTAGGGGGCAAGGCCGAGGCGCTCAAGTTCGGTTAAGGCGCGGTATTCCGCCGCCGGTTCGGTGCAGAGTGCCGTCCAATCCGATCTCGCCATTTTGGGGAGTTATCAGAGATCGCGCATCTCGTCATGCGAGAGTTTGTGGCGCGCAGCCAAGCGCAGGAAGCGGGCGAGCGGGCCGGGGATGTCCAGTTCGCCGTAGTGATAACGCTGGCAGGAGCGCCAGGAGAGGCCGAACAATTCCGCCGCCGTCACATTGTCATTGATCTGCAACCGCTGGCAGATGCTGCGGAATTCGTCGGTCGACATCGGGCGCGGGTCCGGGGTGGCGACCCGAGACGAGGTGGCCCAGTTCTGGGTGGCACGCTTGGAGAGGCGCATGAGCGAGTGGGCATGAGTCGGGGTTTCACGTCAAGCTGACGGAGATTAGTTTTCTACGACAATATGACGGAGGTTAATTATTGATACCGGGATTTGTCGTTAATCCGGTTCAATGAACGAGAGCGACAAATCAATAGGGATTTACTGGCCTCAGATCGGGGCCAATGGCGACAG